GCCTCAAACAAAATCCTCTGTCTTCAGTCTATTCTCGAAGGAAAAGGAGTTTTCCTCAAGAAGATTGGCAAATGGGTTGCGCCCGCAGAAGGTTTCCAAGTATTCGCCACTGCCAACACCAAAGGTAAAGGTAGCGACGACGGACGATTCATTGGAACTAATGTGCTCAACGAAGCATTCCTTGAGCGATTCCCTGTGACCTTTGAGCAGGAGTATCCTACTGCTGCTACTGAACAGAAGATCCTTGGTAAGATCTGCAAGGATGAAGAGTTCTGCAAGCGTCTCTCTGACTGGGCAGACATCATCCGTAAGACCTTCTATGATGGTGGTATCGAAGAGATCATCAGTACCCGCCGTCTGGTTCATATCGTTAAGGCATACAGCATCTTCAATGATAAGGCAAAGGCAATCCAAGTCTGTGTCAATCGTTTCGATGATGAAACTAAGCAGGCATTCTTGGAACTGTATGACAAGGTTGATGCTGACTTCGTGATGCCCGTTGACGAAACCCCTACAGTTTGATATAATTATGGCTAACTCATGGTCCTTTCTATTTGATGAATTAAGTATGACTAATCAAGACTATTGGGAAAATGATGGTATCAGTATGACTGGCAATCCATCCGCCGCTCCTGACACAATCGTTTTTGGTGGTGGATTGCCTGGAGGAATGGGTGATGACCACATCACATTTTCATCTGATACCTATGGTGCTGCACAACCAGTTCCCATCACTTTTGGTGACTTTGGTGAAGATTTCGTTTCGTTTAACCTTGACATGACAAGTAACAATCCTACTCGCTTTAAATACAGCGAAGAAAAAATCCTAAAAGAACTGACCGATTATATTTCTGCAACATACAATCAGCACTACTCTGCTGGTGATGATAAAGTGCAAACACTTGATCTGATTGAAGCATGTGGTGATGGTGAATCCTTCTGCCGCAGCAACATCCTCAAGTATGCCTCTCGCTATGATAAGAAAGGCACTGCCCGTCGTGACATTATGAAGATCTTGCATTATGCTGTTCTTCTGATGCATTTCAACGACAAGAATGCACAACGCGAAACCTACCCCCAGTGAAACTGAGACCTTCCAATACTATGAAACTGTCCGATAAAACTATCTCTGTCCTGAAGAACTTCTCTTCGATCAATCAATCGATTCTCTTCAAAGAAGGTAGTAAACTTCGCACTATCAGCTTGATGAAAAACATTCTTGCTGAAGCAACGGTGACAGAAGATTTTGCAAAAGACTTTGGTATCTATGACCTCAACCAGTTCCTTAATGGTCTGAGTCTGCATCAAAATCCTGAACTTGATTTTGCTAATGATGGATATGTTGTTATCCGTGAGGGCAAGTCTCGTTCCAAGTATTTCTTTGCAGATCCTAATGTGATTGTTACTCCCCCTGAGAAAGCAATCAATCTTCCCACAGAAGATGTCTGCTTTGAACTATCTACCTCAGTTCTTGACAAACTGCTGAAAGCAGCAGCAGTCTATCAACTGCCTGATATTTCTGCCGTTGGTGAAGCAGGTGTTGTTAAATTGGTTGTTCGCGATAAGAAGAACGATACCTCCAATCGTCATGAAGAAATTGTTGGAGAAACTGATTCTGAATTTAGTTTCAACTTCAAGGTAGAGAATATCAAAGTTCTGCCTGGTACATACGATGTGGTTGTTTCGCAGAAACTTCTGTCCAGGTTTACCAGTAAGAACCATGATCTCATCTACTACATCGCACTCGAACCCGACTCCACCTTCGGGTAAGAAGAATTATCAAGGTCCCCTCTATGCACCATGGTGGAAAGTTGAAGAGGGGAAACGTAAATTTCGTGAATGGTTGAAAAAACAACAGTGAAACACATCCTTTTTACCCTTCGGGGTTGTCCGTTTGAACTCCTTGATGACAAAGAGTTCATTCGGATGCTTTTGTATAGAGCAACAAAAGAATGTAAAGCGACTCTACTAAATCTGGCAGTACATAAGTTTGATCCGCAAGGGGTTACTAGTATTGCTATGCTTTCGGAAAGTCATATTTCCATTCATACTTGGCCTGAGAAAGGCATGGCAGTTTGTGATGTCTTTACCTGTGGTGATACCGCAGAACCTCAACTTGCTGTAGAATATATGAGAGAGCAATTGAAAGCAACCGATATTGTCTCTCAAGAATTTGTTCGTCCTTTAGAATGATTATGACTCCTAATCCTATTAGTCCTGTAAAGAATACCAGGCAGACCTACAGCAAATACTTGGAGAAAGTGATTACTGAAGTTCAGGTTCAATTTGCTGATGAGACTCCTGCATGGATTCCTCTAGAGACTCTTTTGGCAATCAAGAGAACTAACTGATTTTATTTTTATTATGCGTGATGAATTTCTCTGGGTTGAAAAATACCGACCCAAAACTATTGAAGAATGTATTTTACCAACAAATATTAAGAAGACCTTCCAAGACTTCCTAGATAAAGGAGAGATCCCAAACATGCTGCTCGCTGGTCCTGCAGGATGTGGTAAGACTACTGTAGCAAAAGCACTGTGTAACGAACTGGGGGTAGATGTCTATGTCATCAATGGATCCGATGAGGGACGTTTTCTTGATACGGTCAGAAATACTGCAAAAAATTTCGCTTCGACCGTATCACTTCAAGCAACTGGCAAACACAAAGTCATCATCATCGACGAGGCTGATAACACAACAAACGACGTACAACTCTTACTTAGGGCGTTTACAGAGGAGTTTTCTGGCAACTGCAGATTCATATTCACCTGCAACTTCAAAAATAAAATCATCGAACCCCTCCATTCCCGTTGTGCCGTCATTGAGTTTTCCATTGGAGGAAAGCAAAAACCTCTCATTGCCTCGCAATTCTTCAAACGAATACAGACCATCCTGGATCAGGAGAATATTAGATATGAGCCGAAAGTTCTTGTCGAACTCATTAACAAACATTTTCCCGATTGGAGGAGGGTCCTCAACGAATGCCAAAGGTATTCAGCAGGTGGGCAAATCGACTCAGGAATCCTCGCACATTTTTCGGATGTAAAAGTAAATGACCTGGTTAAAAAACTTAAGGAGAAAGACTTTCCTGAAGTACGCAAGTGGATCGTTAATAATCTGGATAATGATTATAATCTACTTCTCCGTTGCATTTATGACGCTTGCTACGAAACCCTTGTTCCTGGTTCTATTCCTGCTGCTGTCTTGGTGCTTGCTAAGTATCAGTATCAAGGGGCCTTCGTAGCAGATCAAGAAATCAATATGCTTGCATGTCTAACTGAAATTATGGTGGAGTGTGAATTCAAATGACGACATATGGTAGCCCTACAGGTCTTTATAGTATCAGGTTTAAATCTGATTTAATTCATGAAGGTCTTGAACATACAGAGTGCTCTGAACTTATGGATTATTACAGGGAGAGGTATAAGAATCTAAAGGATTCTGGATGGCCATTGGAACCTGAGTATATGCATGTTGAAGAATTTTCTGGTACTCTGGTGTTGAGTAAAAAATGACTGAAGAACAACTAGAGCACGAACGGTGTGTGGATGATGACTATAATGTAGTTAATCATTATTATCGCGCTAAATATTGGCACCCCAACATCCCATTCTTTCTCCAAGACGAAAAGGGAGATACTTATGAATTTGGATGGAGTTTGATTTACCAGTACATTGAGAAATTGACTAATGACTAAAGAAAAAGTGAGGGCACAGGTAAAGTCTAGATTTTATTATGTGTTTTGGGGTACTGCTACAGTTGCAGTAGTCCTTGGTCAACTATATGTTGGCACTGGATATCGTCTTCTGCATAGTGGTATGCAAGAACTGCTTAATAAAGTTGATGGAGTTCTTCTCCATTCGACAGAAGATAAACCTAATTTTTATTGATTATGAACATTAAAGTTATTCGTATGTGGTCTGGCGAAGATGTCGTCGCTGACCTTGTGAAAGAAGGTGATGAAACTATCACTGTATGCAATCCTATTGTTGCTGTTCCAACCAGAGATGGTCAGATGGGATTTGCTCCATGGGCACCTCTTCTTTCTGGAAAGAATGTAGATCTTGATGTTGCCCGAAAGTATGTTGTGTATATTTCAGACACTCAAGATGAGATTGTAGAAAACTATACTCAGATGTTCTCTGCAATTCAAACACCAAGTAAGAAACTGATTGTATGATACTGACTGAGGGTGACGCAGTTTACGCTGCTAATAAATTTATTGATTACTACACTCAGTTCAATCGTATTGATGACTATCTTCGTTTTGTGAAGAAAGACCGTGTTAGTGAAAGGTCTGGATCTTTGTTTGATGCTGACACGGAGTTCTTTGACTCTTTTGGTATGGGACCAAATGACATGAACTTTGAGGTTCATGTTGTTGATACTAATCCAAAGACAACCTCAAGATATAATCAGTGGTTGTATTCTGAGACCTTGAACCTTACAGCGTCTAATGCTATTGAGGAAGCAATTCCTGGCAGAACTCATAAGTGGATTGTGGTTGAGACGAACACTAATAAGGTTGTTGGTGTTGTTCGCTTTGGTTCTCCGACTATTAATAGCAAACCCAGAAATGATTACTTTGGTAAAGTCCTTCCTCTTTCTGACATTAATGCTCATTTTGTCATGGGGTTTAACATTGTTCCTACTCAACCTTTCGGGTTCAATTACCTGGGCGGAAAACTTCTTGCCCTCTTAGCATGTTCTAAGGAACTCAAGCAGCAGTTTGATGAGAAGTATGGTACAGATCTTAAGTACTTTGAGACCACCTCTCTCTATGGAACTACTAAGGGTGTATCCATGTATGATGGTCTTAAACCCTTCCTGAGGCACATAGGAGACACGGAGAGCAACTTCCTACCCCTCTTCCATGATGACGAGTTTAGGGACTTCTTCTGGTGGTTTAACGAGCGTAATGGTGGAGAACGTCTGATTTCTGCAGACAAGTCATCCAAGAAACTCAAGATTCAGACCAAGATGATTTCTATCATCCGTAAATCTCTGAAGGATGATGAGAAACTCAAAGAGTTCAATAGTTGTATTGAACATGCTAAGTCTCTAACTGAAAAGAAGAGATACTACTTTGGTCAATTTCAACATACATCAGAAGAAGCAATCGTCTGGTGGAAGAAGAAAGCAACCAAGAGATATGAAAAACTTAAGTCTACTGATAGACTTAGAACCGAACTCGAAGTTTGGAAACAAGGTACAGATTTGGAGATCATTAGATAATGGAACTCAAAGATTGGTTGAACTCAATTAATTTCACCAAAGAAGATCTATCAGAACATACAAAAGAATATCCTCCATACATTATCAATCGTTGTCTGTCTGGGCACCTTGATTGCGTCATGTTTGCTAACGAAATGAACAAGTATAACTTTCTTGACAAAGATATGCAATATTCATTTTATCTAAATACTTTGAGGAAAAAGAAGAGATTCTCTCCTTGGCTCCGAAAGGATAAAGT